ATAAGCGAAAGGTATGGGGCAAAGTAATTAAGAAGCGATATGAATCTGGTTATCCATATATCTTCTTTAGTGATACTATTAATGATAACGCTCCAGATGTTTATAAGGACAAAGGTCATACGATCCATGCTTCTAATCTATGTTCTGAGATCGCGCTATCATCAAGTAACGATGAGTCATTCGTATGCAACCTATCATCGATGAACCTACTTCACTATGACGATTGGAAAGGTACTGATGCAGTTGAAGTTCTTACATACTTCCTCGATGCGGTAATGTCTGAGTTCATCCGTAAGACTGAAGATATTCCATTCATGGAAGCTCCTCGTAAGTTTGCAACAACTCAGCGAGCACTCGGTATTGGTGTCCTTGGTTGGCACTCATATCTACAGAGTAAATCAATCCCGTTCGAAAGCTTTGAAGCAAAGCAGCTCACGACTGACATTTTCAGATACATGAAAAGAGAATCGCATGATGCATCTGCGTCTCTTGCAAAAGAATATGGTGAACCTGAATTATTGAAGGGTTATGGTCGTAGGAATGTCACTACAATGGCCATCGCTCCTACTACATCAAGTTCGTTTATTCTTGGTCAAGTATCGCCGAGTGTTGAACCTCTTAACAGTAACTACTTCGTTAAAGACCTTGCAAAGGGTAAGTTTACATATAAGAATCCATATCTAGAAAGAGTGCTTGATGCTTATAGCAAGAATAACGGTCCAACATGGAAATCTATTCTAGTGCACGGAGGTTCAGTTCAGCACCTCGACTTCTTATCTGATCATGAGAAAGACGTGTTTAAGACGTTTGGCGAGATCTCTCAGAAGGAGGTTATTATTCAGACTGCTATCCGTCAAACCAATATCGATCAAGCGCAGAGTATCAATCTAATGATTCATCCTAAGACTCCACCGAAAGAGGTAAATCAACTTCTTATCTTCGCATGGGAGCAAGGTGTAAAGACACTATACTATCATCGTGGCACTAATCCATCACAGGAACTATCACGCAACTTACTTCAATGCGCATCGTGCGAAGGTTAATGATTAAAGAAACACAATACTGTAACGCTTGCGCTTCTCAATATACTATTCAGTGGCTTGAGCAAGATATTGATGAAGACTTAGTTCCAACATATTGCCCATTCTGTAGTGAAGAAAACTTCGGAGAGTTCGATCTAATCGAGACCAACGAGTTCGAATAGGTTTATAAATAACTCTATGTGGAGTTATAAAGCTGAGGAGTTTACTAGTGAGATGATCGGTGCCTATATCGGATTCGTCTATATGGTCACCGATAAGGAGACTGGTATGAAGTATATCGGAAAGAAAGGCTTCTTCTCGAAAGTAACTAAACCACCATTGAAGGGAAAGAAGCGCAAGAGAAGATCATTAAAGGAATCTGATTGGAAAACATATTGTGGTTCAAGCGAAGCGGTAAAGCTTATTGTCGAAGAGAACGGTTTAGATCACTTCGATCGAGAGATACTACATCTATGTAAGAGTAAGGGTGAACTAAATTATATCGAAATGAAAGAACAGATCGTACGCGATGTTCTACTAAAGCCGAATGAATATCACAACGCCTTCGTAGGTGGGAAAATCCACCGCGCTCATCTTAAGCCTCTGTGGATAGAGGAAAGAATTTAATTGTTTACATTAGCGCTAAAATAGTGTATAATCTATATAAGATTAAACAATAAAGGAAATATATTATGATTATAGTTGACTACTCAGGTATCGCAGTTGCGGCCTTCTTTGCCAATTCAAAGGGTAATGAAGCACCAACAGAAGACATATTACGACACGTCGTGCTGAATAGCCTTCGCATGTATAACATGAAGTTCAGAGAAGAATATGGACAAATGGTTGTTGCGTGTGATGGTGGATCTTGGCGTAAAGACGTCTTTCCACAATATAAAGCTAATCGAGCAAAAGCACGAGATAGCTCTGCTATGGATTGGTCTGCGTTTTTCGATACTCTTACTAAGGTTCGCGAAGAGATCGGTGCCAATCTTCCATGGATACCACTTCATATGCGTGGTGTCGAGGCTGATGATATTATCGCATGTCTTGTACAAGAAACACAAGAGTTCGGTAAGAACGAAAAGGTCATGATCGTATCGGCTGATAAAGACTTCATCCAGCTCCACAAGTATAAGAATGTAAAGCAGTTTTCTCCTATGAAGAAGAAGCTTATTACTGAAAAGGATCCAGTTCAATATATCAAAGAACATATCTTTAGAGGTGATTCAAGCGATGGTGTACCAAATGTACTGAGTGCTGATAGCGTCTTTATCGACGAAGGCTCTAGACAGACACCACTATCTAAGAAGAAAATCAACGAGTGGTTAGAGAACTATGATTCTCTATCGACTATTATGCCTGAGCATGTATACCGTAACTTTCAACGCAATCAAAAGGTTATTGATCTTGACTTCATTCCTGAAGATATCAAATCAGAAATCCTTGACATATACAATAACACAAAACCAGCTCCGAAGATGAAGGTCCTAAACTACCTAATCACAAATCGACTTAGCAATTTAGTCCCATCAGCTTCGGATTTTTTCCCACATGAATAAAACTAATACAGAAAAACTACTACACGAGTTGCTCGAAGAAGCACAAAACCTACCAACAAGAGCTGAACGCATTGAGCTTTTAAAAAAGTATGATGGATTTGCTCTTCGGACTATCCTTCAATTGGCGCATAATCCTAAGATCGAATTGGATTTTCCAGAAGGTGCACCTCCATATAAAAAGAGTGAGACACCACTTGGCTTACAGCAAGCGCGATTGAAAAACATTATCGGCGGACTGGGTTCATGTGTAAAGGGCAATAAGGTTTCGGCCGTAAAGAAGGAGCAAATTCTCATTCGGCTTTTGGAATCAGTAGATGCAAAGGACGCTGAGATCATTATTGCTGCAAAGGATAAGGTTCTCCATAAGCTATACACTAAAGTCACTGAAAACCTAGTAGAGAAGACATTCCCTGCTCTATTGAAATAAGTATTTACATTTGACTTAAAGTATGGTATAATAATGGTATGAACGTATTCGTATTAGATAATGATCCAATAATCGCAGCACAAATGCACTGTGATAAACATACACCTAAGATGATTGTCGAATCTGCTCAGATGCTATCAACTGCACATCGCATGCTTGATGGCTCTGAGGAGAGGAGACCTTCTAATTCTGGTAAAACAATGTCGCGCTATTGGGTACTACCTGACGAGCGAGAAGATACTTACTATAAGGCAGTGCATATGCATCATCCTTGTACTGTATGGACAATGGCGACTATCGAAAACTATCGTTGGCATTGGAAGTTGTTCGATGCTCTATGTAAAGAATACACCTTCCGTTATGGTAAACTCCATAAGTCTGATGACTTGCTTCGAAAGGATTTATTCTATGGACCAGCTAATATTCCAGATGGGCCACTCACTAAATGGCCTCTAGCTATGAAGTCAAATCCAGAATGTATGTTCGATGATGTTGTTAAATCATATCGTGCATTCTATAAAACAAAACAAGAACGGTTCAAAATGGTTTGGACTAAAAGAGAGAAACCAGTTTGGTTTAACTAATATGACATACGATTACTATTGTGATAAGTGCGATAAGATATGGGAAGAATCTCATGCTATTGCAGATCGAGATAAGCCATGTGGCAAATCCTGCCCGTGCGAGAAAGATGGAAAAGTGAAACGTGGAGTATGTGCTCCGGGATTATCTTATGATGGATCTGTTTCAGTGATTCGTCGGGCCGGTTCAGGTTGGAATGATCTTCTAACAGGAATCAATAAAGCATCGGGTGTAGAATCTACTATTGAACATTACTAAAAATGAAAAGGAATAAACAGTCTGTAAGGAATAAGACAGCTAATGTATATGGCGAACTTGATTCTTTCGAACGAAAGAAGAAGCGCCAACAGAAACTAAGTCGTGGTAAGAAAGACTTCGCGAATCAATATGAGCGCGAAGATTACTTTGACAACATCGACTATTACGAATCACCTAACACTCTTGAAGACTATGAATAAACAATTGGAACTATTCCCTGCACTTTATATACAACTCACATTTGCATTCTATGATACCTCAGCCACTTAGTCGAACAAAAACATTTAAGCACTGTCCTGTTAAATTGGGATATGATGACTTAAACACAGAGACAACTAACTCTAAACGTAAGTATGTTACTCCCGTTGGAAAGACATATCCGTCTATTACATCTATTCTTGGATACTTTACGAAGGCATCTATTATAGCATGGCGTAATAGGGTTGGCGCTGAAGAAGCAAATCGCGTCACGCGACACGCCTGCGGGCGGGGGAATGCTGTTCACTCTATTGCTGAACGATATATTAATAACGAAGAAGACTTCATGAAAGGAGAGAATCTTCCACATATCGTACAGTTGGCACGTGCAGTGAAAGGTGTTATCGATGAAAGGTTGGATTCTGTTGTTCTTCAAGAATGTCCTCTCTATTCAGATCAATTAAAAGCTGCTGGTCGAGTTGACTTGATTGGTAACTTTGATGACGAACTGTCTATTGTAGACTTTAAGACGTCGAAGAGAATCAAATCACGTGATGAGATTGAGGACTATTTCATTCAAGCATGTGCATATTCGTGTATGTTCGAAGAAAGAACTGGCACACCTATTGAACAATTAGTGATTATTATGGCTGTCGATGGATCTAATACACCTATCGTATTTAAAGAAAGAACCACTGATTGGCTCGAACCAATGGTAAAGAAGATCACTTCATATCATGCACAAAACCCTAGCTGAGTATATTTTACATTTAAAGGATGCGATGCCTTTAGATATGTGTGAGAAGCTAATCGAGACGTATGACTCTGTTAGCCATTCTGATCCTAATTATGTAAAACGTGAGAGTAAGATCTTTGACTTTGCTGAGATCAATATGCTTGATCATGCGGCTTTTGCTGAGTTTCGTGAACCGATGGGCGAGTTGATGAGAGCGGTAAATAACTTCTATATGGATAAGACACATAATGCACTACGCGATAAGCTAGTGTGCTATGAGCCAATGAAGGATTACGAAGCTCCACGAATCAAGAGATACGAACCTAATCAGGGAATCTTTGATTGGCATATTGATGCTGCTGATCAATCCTCTTCAAAGAGAGCAGTGGTCATGTTCTGGTATCTCAATGATGTTGCTGAAGGAGGAGAAACGATCTTCGATATCGGCGACGAAGTGGCTATAAAGCCCGAAGCTGGATCTGTGGTATGCTTCCCACCGACGTGGCAGTACCCACATAAGGGTGCTACACCGATCTCTGGACCTAAATATGTCGTATCATCATACGTCTGGTTGCCTGTAGATCATCCAATGTGTGACTAATTTTTCAATTTTCTAGGCCATTTTTTTAAAAAGTGCACAAGTCGTTGGTTGTCAACGATATAGACCTGTGTACATTTGTGCGTCGATATGGTATAATAGATCTATCACCAACCAATAGAACTTATGAAAACACTAAAAGAAATCGCACTCTCCAGCTTAGTTGGAATCTTAATTGGCCTCGCTGCTTATGCAGGTCTTTGCCTTGCAATCCCCGCATAACATGACCTACCGATATCAATCGCGGCTTGCTCGTAAAGCGCCGCTTTTTCAAAGAATACTCTTAAAACTCAACGAACTATATTATGACAAAAACAGAAAAACTCAACTTACTCAAGACTCTCCTCAACGATATGGTCCATCTCAATTGGACTGAATCAAAACGTAAGGAACTCATCTCCGCCGCTATTCGTAACGGCCTCGAGGAAAAAGACACATACGTGGCGCTTAAGCCTATTTCAAAATCCTCGACGACTAAAGGCTGCTACGTAGTGGCGGAAATGCTTACACTCGTCGAAGCTGCAATGCGTAAACTCGTCGAAGGTGCAATGAATAAAACTGTACCTGCGAAAAAGGCAAAGAAGGTATCGCTCTCCCCAGAACAATTGGGTGGTCTTCGTGAAGTAGCTAATGACAGCCCTAGTGGCAAGGTCGTTAACGTAGTCACAGGAGGTGTATATGCCTTCGACGCTCTTCCTTATACTCAAGACGATATTGACGAAGAACTTAACCTCATGAACACAACACTATAATGTATACAAACTCAAACAGACACCGCATGCTAACTAATGAATACTCCATCGAAGGTGATGCAGAAATGCTAACTAACGAATATACTATCGGTGACGAGGTGCAGTTTAAGACAAGCGAGAACTATCATGCAAATGGCAAGATTGCTGGCTTCAAGAAAGATGGTCGTGCCTATGTTGATACTGGAGACGGTGGAGCCCGAGGAATATATTTGATTGAAACAAACAAAATTACTACTAGATTATGATTATATTGACTGACTGCGATGGCGTCCTTCTCAACTGGAGCCAAAGTTACCACTGGTGGATGCACCGTAAAGGGTATCGCCAAGTAAAACCAAACGAGTACTTCATGGATAAGTGCTATGGCATTACGAGCGATGAAGCTCTTGAGCTATGCACAACATTCTGTGAGTCAGCTGCGATTGGCTTTCTTCCTCCATTTCGAGATGCTATTAAGTATGTTCGAAAGTTACACGAAGAGCACGGCGTAGTGTTTCATTGTATTACATCAATGGGAACTGATCCATGGGCTGTTAAGCTACGAGAAGAGAATCTTGCTCGAGTCTTCGGAGAAGGAGTATTCGAAAGAGTACACTGCCTTGGATGTGGTGAAAGCAAGAAAGCTGCTCTTGAACGATATGAAGACTCTGATTTTGTTTGGGTCGAGGACAAAGCATCTAACGCAGAACTTGGCCAAAAAATGGGCCTAAATAGTTTCTTACTGAACCATCCATATAACACTGATTACGATTTAAATGAGAGTGTTACACGAGTTAATAATTGGAAAGAAATTTATGACCACATCGCTTGAACACATGTTAGGAATTGCATATAACGCATGCTTTATTAGTTGCTATTGGCCACAGATCATAAAGTCTGTTAAGTCAAAGTCAGTTGAAGACGTCAGCCTTATGCTATATATCTTATCGATTATTGGATATGCTGCTGCGGCTGGATACGCGATCCTTCGATTCGGGTGTGACTTTTGGCTTCTATTCAACTACATCCTCAGTGGAATATCAGCTGTTATCATGATTGTGGTGTACTACAAATACAAGAAATGATCTCTAATTTTTCAATTTTCTAGGCGGTTATTTTAAAAAGTGCACAAGTAGCTGATCATCAACTATATAAACTTATGTACTTTTAGGGCCCAATATGGTATAATTAATACTGTAACCAACCAATAAGGAACATAACAATTATGACAAATACAGAAAAAACTCAAACTACTCCAGTAACTATCGGCGACGTATGCGACGCGATCCAAGTCATCGTCAATGCATCAAAGGTCATGGGCGCTAAGAGCCTTGGTCGTATCGTAACTGACGAGCTTTATGGCTCTCATGATGCAGCTTACATCGCGATGCTAGAAATCGCAGGTGAGCGTGCCAAAACTCTTCAGCAAGATGCTTATATGGCAGCCAATGTTGATAGTATCGTTGCTTGCGGCGGTGTTCTCTCTAAACGATAAGTCTCACTTCGGGGCGCAGCATCCTACACTGCACATTTATATTATGAAAATATACACTAAAAACATCAAGAAAGATTTTACTTGCACGTGTAAAAATATTCATAACGGATATCAACTCCTGTTTAATTTTCCAAACAACTATACCGCGAGTGTAGTTGAGCACGATTATAGTAACGGGTTAGAAATCGCAGTATTAGATTCTAATGGGACTATCACATATGATACTCCTATTACAGATGACACCTTAGGGTATCTAACCGATGATCAAGCAAACGACATTTTAGGAAAAATATCAAGACTATGAACGCTAACATTAGAGCAATTTTAGGATTAGATGAACCACCGACGCGTGAGGTAACTCGCAATCGTAAAGGTGTAATGTCGTATTCCTCTAAAGATGCGGGGTGCATACAACTCTTCACCAACGATAGTTGGGAACGAAACAAGAAGTACTATGTGCCGAATGGTCCACGTAGCTGTGTTAAGAACTTTATGAGAGGATAACTATGAACGATATTATTGACAACCTACAAGAGAAGTGCTTTGCGATGCTTGGCACTATTAACGTCCTTAAGCACGCTGAAGCTCAAACAGACGAGCTCACTACTAAGTTTAATATAGACCTAACAGAGCTCATGAAGGCTGGTTCGCCATTCTTCGCTCAACCTCCAGAAAAATAATATGAGAATAATAGCATCATCAATACTCTTTTGGATAGGCGATATGATCGCGAAGATCTTTTTGAGATATGACTGCACAGCATGGATCATGTATAAGCCATACCATAAAATAATGATCCTATCTAGTGAAATCGATAATAAACAGAAAGTTTGGAAAAAGAATAAATAATTATGATGAGATATAACGATGTAGAATTTAGACCAGCAACCGTGGACGCCCGAGCCGAGATTGTTGCTTGGACTTATAGCGAGAGCTTAGACAGGGAAACTTGTATTACTCTCTGTTGGATCATGGGAGATAGCGAAGGTTACTATATGAAAACTGCCGGGGATCGATATGTTGAGTATGAAGATATGATAGCTCTAAACCACGTTGCTAAGTATGCAATGCGGTCACTGAATATACAACTTGAATTTGAGAAAAGATTATGAGTGAAGTAATATATATAATCACCGCAGTAGTTTCAGTTGCTGCATTCTGTAGATTTGTGTGGTGGGTAGTTAAGGTTAATCCAGAGAAGAAGAAATAATTATGAAACACGTACTATATATTGGACAACCGTATGATCCTCTTGATGAGGTCGATATTCAGAATAGAAAAAAGGTTGGCATTACGCAATCAGTTGATAAGCTACCGATTAGAGAAGGCCAACTTAAGCGTGACGCTGGGACAATCATGCCATTCGGTTATGTTGTAGTGAAAGCGTGGGAGTTTAAAGAAGAGGTTGCTAGCGATGTAGAAAAGCTAATTCATAACATTCGTCAACCTTATGCTGGCGAATGGATTTTAGATGAAGACCTGAGCTTAGTAGATGCAATAACGTGCTTGATAGATAACTTAAAATATGAATCAAGTGAAATTGATTTAGGCACATACACAAATAACGAAGAAGTTAAAAAGGCTCGCCAATCAAACTCTTGGGCAAAGTTAGAACGAGAGTTGTATGGAAAAATTGGTGAAGTGGAATTGACTATTGATACGTGGAAGCGCTTTAAACCCGCGGAAGGGACTTTGAAAGAAGATGGCTATTATGTCGATGGCCAGCAATATAGTACCATCGCAAAAGCGTGCAGATGTATAGTAGGAAATTCTAGTTATTGCTATAAAGCGTTTAAGATAAACGGTAGGGCAATCGCTGAAGTGATGAAAGAAAACAACATTGACGTCGTATAAGTAATAACATGAAAAAATCATTCAACGAACGAAAGAACGACAACGGACCACTTCAGTTACACGAGAAGGTGATCATTAGCTCATTTTCACTATGCATTTTTGTATGCCTCTGTATTTGGTTAAGCTGCCTATAAATTAAGTTGTTTACAAAGGAACTAAAATAGTATATAATACATATTATGGAAATTACAATAGAGCATTACGAAGAAAAGTTTACATACGAAAGTAAACACGATTCAATGGGGATGAGTGACCTGACCGAGAAGTTATACGGTCTATGCATTGCCGCTGGGTATCATCCAGATGCTGTAGGCGAGTGCTTCTTTGAAAAAGGTCGAGAAATGACAGAGCATCTTTATCCAAATGATAAAGTTGATTTTGATTCTGCTGAAGATGTAGTGTCTTCAGGTGTCTCTGATCCAATTCAAAGCAGTTGGGCTAGTGTGCCGGCAGCTCCCAGTTGGGCAGGATTGCCAGATGTTGTAGTTAAAAGCCGATACAATGAGGATCGAAAATTCACTATCATATCTAAGAATTGTGTTGAGTATTCCTTTGAAGATGATGGTCATGTTGGATGTTCTCGAAATGATGATGGGAGTCTAGAGTCAGTTGACCCAAGTGGTGGACCATATATTTGCTTAGGCACAAATCTCGGTGATGTGCATAAGGACTTAGACGGATTAACTGTTACGGAGATCAAGCGCAGTGATACCAAATCAGGTTCTTACTATCTCACAGTAAAGTAATAAAATGGAAAATACACCAGACAATTATGAAATATATATCAGAGAATATTAAACCCTTAGCACTTATCGCGATATGCGGTTGCGTTGGATACTTTTTAGGTAGTCCTATGACTGGAATGGTAGTTGGAATTACTATCGTTGCATCTGTCACACTATTACTATAAAATTATGTCACGCTCTTGGATAGTAAAAAAGGTCGAATGGTGGAAACATCTGAAGTGGCGCAAACGTGACCAGAGCAAAAAAGAGCGGACACAATCGAAAAAAGATATACAAAAACAATTATGAAAGTAAAAATCAAAGCAGAACTAGACGACGAAGCATTTAAGACTGGAGACTTTATTCAGGAATTGAGTAAGATTCAAGACGAGTATTTGGATAAGCTTGTAGCTAAAGTCAAGAAAGAGAAATGGATCGAAGGTATGGATGAGACTGAAATTCACGATTGGTTATTCGATTATTGTTTTAATGGTTGGAATAATGATAAAGACGGATTCGAAGATACATTCACGGAGTGTATCGATAAGTGTTCAAAATACGAAGTAGAGTAATATGAATCTAATAAAAGAGTTCTTAGTATACATACTAATCATTGTCTCAATGCCAATAGCAATTATTTGTCTATTAGCAATGTCGATCTATAATATTTTAGTATTCATCACAACTGAGTATCCTCGAATTATATTCAGTTTCGCGATGAACAAAGCGTAACAATGAAACAAGTAAAAATAATAACACCCTCGAGGTTAACATACCAGAAAACTGTTCACACTTTAGATGTAGAGGTTGATGGTATAGTGTATACCATTTATAGAATGGAAGATTGCGAAGGTGCTGAAATTAAGTTCGTTGATGAAGATGTTTCAGACGAAGTAAAGGACGTTGTCGAAGCTTTGTTTTGGAATGAAGATTTTCAAGATTCTTCCCAATGCGAAGAGCTCGTAGGCGGAGAAGTCTTTGAAGTCAATCTAGATGATTACCTATGAAGAGATATGATAAAGACTTTTATATAGCATGTTCTTTCTACTGTTTGACAATAGCAGTACTGTCAGCTATAGCATATGCAGCATCACTAATACAATAACAACACTATGGATAAAACTAAAAAAATAACACGAAAGAAGGTTCTTCAAGAGAACGAAGATCTGAGGAAGAACTACATGCATGCCATCTATTCTATTATGGAAATTAGACAAGCTGTAGGTGACACTGAATCAACCTTATCGCACCGCGATTTAGTCGATAAGATTACCGCGCTATATGAAGCGTCAAACAGCGATAAAGTATAAATAGTATTATGAGTAAAAGAGCAAAACCTGGTGCAGATCTAAGAGCGCCAAATCCAACTAAAAGAAAACTTCTGGGACGTTCTCGTGGGCCTCTCGTATTCAATGAGCATGTCGGTCATAAGGTTACACAAAAGATTGACGAAGCTATCACCAATAATAGAGAAAAGTAAACATGACTGAACCAATCTTCGATTTCGGATTTACATTAGTTGATGAGAGTGAACTACAAACTTATCAGCAAGCTGTAGATGCAACAGCGAAAGTTGAAGCAACTACATTAGTTGCTACTGCTACACAAGAAAAGGTTGATGCGCTATATAACGCGATTCAACCACTTCTCAACAATCTCAAACAAAACCCGGAAAAGGAATACATCCTTTGGCCAACACGTCTCGAAAAGATCGAGCAGTTTGAGTCTTACCTACAAGGTATCTACACTAAATAATAAACAAAAAGAAAGATAAACTATGAGCATGATACTATTAACAAACCTAGCACTATGGGTATTCGGCTTTGTTGCCGGTGTACTAGTCGGCCGCAATAACGTAAAGACTGTTGAAAAGTCAGTCGACGAAGCGTTATATCTCTATGATTGCGCGGTTGCGGAACTCAACGACCTTAAAGCAAAAGCCAAGAAGAAAAAGAGAACTACAACTAAGAAGACGACAAAGAAGAACGTCTAATCTATATACAGCTCTTTATCGCTTTGCACCCTATCAGCTTCGGTTGATAGGGTTTTTGGTTTATGGGATTCTTTCCAGCTCTCTCGATAATTGCGTACCCAACTAAGGAGTGCTTTTTCGAAACCTATATCTTTACCTGCTTTTTCAGATTCGATCCATTTGTGCTTTAGTATTTCTTCTCTTTCTTCAAGAAAACATTGATATAATGTCGAGGTACTAAAATCGGGTTTTTTCATTTATACGATGTCTACGAATTCTCTGAATCCTAATAACTTTTTTGAGGAAACGATCTCGAAGAATGTCTTCGCGTCAGGCCCATTTAATTTACTATACTTAAAATTAACTTCTGAAAAGATTGGTCGATAGTGCATCGTCTTTTCTTTAGGAATAAGAAGAATCTGGCCAGTAGTCACCATATCTTCTTTCTTCGTATCACCTGTACGAATCGGGTTCATGAACGAATCATCGTTAGGAGTGGTGCTCAATGCATTCATTAACTCGAGTGGATCAGTAGTCTTATCAACTTCTTCTCGAGCAATGCGTAATCGTTCTTCAGATGACTTACGCGCTAGTTTGAAATGCTCGTCATCGGTGTCTTTCTTATAACCAAGTTGAGGCAATAAGATTCCATGATTTGTTCGGACTACGTAATCTTTTACCTTTTCAACTTTATAGATATAATCGCGTGGGTTATCTTCGTCTACATCATCTTTACGAACAGTGAATCCACCCTCTAAAAGATAACATTCCTTTTGATCAAATATAAGTGTGCAACCTGATAGTTCTCTTTCGATTAAAAGATCAAGTGCACCTTTAATTGTTTTACTGAGTAGAGCATCACGAATGTCTTTACCGTCAGGCGACATATAGTTAGACGCTCTACGATTCTTAACTGCCTTATCACCTTCTTTTTCATCACTCTTAATTGAAAGAGATGCTGATAGAATAGACACACCATACTCGTTTAGGCCTTCAGTGTAACGAGTCTTCTCGTCATCAAGGTATAACCTTTGAGTTCCAGTACGATTAGACTGGACGATGTTTACTGTTGGAAGATAGTTACGATCACGATTCTTCGCTCCAACCCATCCAACTCCCTTAAAATGCTTAGCAGCTATGACGCACATATAGCTTAAAGATCTTCTTTATTCTTTAGTGCGCGCTTTTTTGCTGCAATTACTTGGCGCTTAGTGAAAAGCATAGAACCTTCGGTCGATGATTCAACAAGGAAATACTGATCTGCTTCTAGATGAGCATATTCCTTCTGTGTATTATCGACCCACTCCACGATGTTTAGATTGAGTATTCTTTTTAGTGATTTTAGCATATACTTATTTATTTAACCTGTGAACTTCCGAAATAGAAACCTACGATTGCAAGTGCTGTTTGACGAATCTCTGGAAGAATAACGAAACCTTCGATTGTTTTCCATTTAACGGTCTTAAAGAAACCAAGGAATCCATCAGTTTCTCTTGATACTGATATACCAACATCGGGAAAAAATGCAAAGATAAATGGAGCAATAACAATGGCAAAGAATGTTACTATTACGAGAAATCTACGGACTAGAGCGCCACCATCTCTTTTAGCGGCGCGGTCTGCAGAATCATCTGCAGTCTTTTGTTTAACAATCATTCGTTCGAACAACTGTGCTTGATTTTGGGCTTGGGAGGCAATCATTTTCATTACGAAACCACTTAATCCACCTCCGAGCATTGCTAATAGTTCTGTTGTCATATATCTATTTATACAAATGTAGTTTTAAAACAACTAATATCTCTTCAAAAGAGCGTTATATTATAAATACTTCTATGGTAGACTTAAATCAAGACACTAATATAAACATCCCACTGCGTAACCTTTTAGCGCTAATCGTTATGGTAGCAGTCAGTGTTACTGGTTATGTCAATCTTACATCTAGAATTACTCAGCTTGAGCATGATCGAAATATTCGAGATGTTGATATTGAACACAATACAGAGTTTCGTATTAAATGGCCAAGAGGCGAACTTGGAGCTTTACCTGAAGATGCTAAACAAAATCTAAGACTGCAATATATCGAAAAGCATTTAGCCGAAGTACAAAAGATTGCACGTACTTTAGAGATTAAAGCTAGTCAGCAGGAATAAATTGTATGAAAGAAAACATAAAACTAGAAGAGACTACTTCAACTGGTAATGAAACTGAAGGAGCTACAGCGACTGTTAGTGTAGAAGCTAATGCGGAACAAGGTGATGCTTACGTTAAAGCAAATGCTACTTCTAATGCTGGAGCAGAAGCTCATATAAATTCATATACTGATTTAGGAGGAGGAATAGAAATCGGAGGCGGAGCTAAAGCAGAAGCGGAGGTTGAGGCAGATGCTAATGCAGGGGCAGGTTTTGATGGAAGCAATCTATTGGTAAAAGCAGAAGTTGAAGCAGAAGCCTCAGCAAGCGCTGGAGCAGAAAATAAAATATCAATTGCTGGTGTCGATGTAGCTACAGAGGTTAATGTAAGTGCTGATGCCGATGCGTATGTCGGCGCAAGAGCAACAATAGGTGAAGACGGTATAGACATAAGAGCAGGGGCGGTGGCTGGTGTTAGTGTTGGGGCAGATACATCTGCGACTATAGGCAATGATGATTATAATGTAGATATGGGCGCAGGTGTCAGTATTGGCGCGCAAATTGGAGCAGATATAGGTGGTGAACTTGGAGTTGAAGATGGTAAACTCACTATTGGAGTAGAAGGCGAAGTAGCTCTATTAGTTGGAATTGAACTTGATTTAAACGTTACTGTAGACCTTGAACCAATTATCGATGCAGCAGAAGACGTTAGTCATGAAATTCAACACGCTGCTAAGGATGTTGAGAAAGGTGTAAATATAGTGGTTAACGAACTAGAGAGAACATCAAAGGTATTTATGAATCTACCGTCGCCTGAGTCACTTGTTCAAAAAAGGGTGTTGTGGAAGCTACAATGTAATAAAATAGTGCAGCAGGTATATGCTGCATTTTATAGAGGAGATATTAAAGCTGGTATATATTGGCAGCAGGTATACATGCATCATATGACACAGTATCCGAAAGCACCTCCAGCTCCAGTTGTAGTAATGCAAGCAGTGACTGCCCCAATAGTAAATGTCGCTAAAACCTTTCTTGGTTGGTTTTAGTTATTACTCTACTTCGTATTTTAGAGATTAAAGCCGACAACGCAGAGATTTAACCACCAACAAATACGTTGCCTGATCCAGTTGCTGCCACGCCTCCGCACGACAGCGCATCCCCGATTCTCCTTTGTGGTCTATAATTAGTGAATACGCTGCCTGATCCAGCAGCTCCTACTGCTCCATGCGGTGGACATTTTCCACACCCATGCGCAACATATGGATCACCGACTCGATGGGCAGGACAGTAGTTTATAAAAACATTGCCTGACCCGCCCGCGGTGGCTCTCGGTGGATAACATCCATGACCAGTACATTTGTCCGGACAATGTCTATGAGCAGCTGGCATATTTACTATTTATACTACTATACCAGGACTATTGGTGAATTCCCATTCTTCAGTCTCAGCATCATACAATGCTCCATTTATCGAGCTCAGTCTTACACCCTCATCGGCAATATAATTTTCTGGGAACTCTAAGAAAATAGTATCTAAAGCTGCGCTACGATCATCAGTTATTGAAGCAAACCCTAACATATTAATTTCAGAAACAACAGATGTATCATACATTTTATATGTTCCTATCGTATATGGATTATGTGTAATAATCCTTTCGCCATTAGCTTTAACCATTTCGAAGATAGGAATACTTCCACTCACAGGGGCAGAATATAGATAGAAGACTGGAGATTCGCCTCTAATCACTCTATCAAATTTTTCTTCGATAGTGCCATCTATATCTACATTTTTAGTCGCGATTTGATATCCTATTAAATCAACAGAATCTTCAGTGATATTCATATCTTCAAAGAGTGTTTTATCAACTAGGTCTCTACTCTTAATCTTATTTTCTACATCAGCTCTTGTTTCGCCGAATACAAAATATTGTCTAGTCCATATACCTTCTCCTTGATTTAAATAGTGTCGTACATTAAGTGTGAATACTGTATAATTTCTCCAGTCTGTTTCGCCAGATTCTGGATTAAGTTGTGTATAACCCTGTCTAATGCGATTTTTCTGGTATGTATTTTCGAGTTGCTCATCTTTACCAAATACAACCCCCATTGATTGACCATAATCTCCTGAATTCTCGCTACAAAATGTAGTCCACCCTCCAGTTGTGTCGGTATTAAACAGTGTGTGACCAGGGCCAGCATCGCCAAATTTGCCTGTCATTTGAGTATATGTAGTTTGATCTGGATTCGCGGTGTAGTTATATTCTAGAGCAGTTCTTCTTACTCCACCCCAAGGCATATTATGGTAATTATAGACCTCTGTGCTACCAAAGTTATACATCCCTAATGTTACTTCAATCACACCATCGCCTAGATCTTTATACTTGGTGAGGTTTATAATATGCGAAGGATTATCTTCAGTGTATAACTTACCTGCAGGTTGCATCCAATTCATTGAGTAAAAACTCTTATTAGGCTGATCTATTTCTGTTGCAAGCCTTGGCGTATAGAATGGTTCAGTTAGAATCGGATCTTTGATATAGATACCTGCGCTATGATTAAACTTCGAATTATATACTGATACCGTTTGCCATACTTCATCAACCCATGGTGCCCATTGACCACCATCACTATTTCTATATTGTGGTGGTATAGTTTCGCCAAGAGCATCGGTCTTTAAGGAATATATCTGACCTCCTTTACCAATTTTTAGCTGCCAATTATTTTCGGTTGGGTTGCTGGTTGATCTACTCGTAATAATACTATCTAATACAACGGTTTCATTGAAGTCGACTGCCCACTCTTCGGAGAAATCATCTGATTGAATACTTCCTTCGCGGACGATTGTTCTGTTTCCTGCAGTTCCTGGAAGAAGCGCATAATCACCAGCGACGTCACTAGGTGGAAACGCCAACTGAAGCCGGGGTGTTTTTAACTCTTCCTCTTCCTCTTCCTCTTCTGGTAGTGTTATTGGTGGCGCTATAGCTGTAGGTTCATCTGGTTTATCTAGCAATAGCTCACATGTAGTATAATCTATTAATGGAAGAGAATCGAAATGATCTTTAAGCGCTGAAGAGACTCGTTGGCCCATTGTATTTTGTATTTGCTTCTCATACGTGTATGTATCTTCGCGATGTTCTATTGTAATATCAGTAGGATCAACTGCATCGGTGGTTACTATTCGTACATGATATTTTATTTTCACGTCACGCGCTTTAAATGATCCTGTATCAACGTTGATCTCGTAAATAAATCTGGTCATCGGGTCATTCGGCGGAGGCCAACCAGTCATCGCAAACTCTTCTTGTGTACAAATATCTTTCCATTTGATTGACGTGTTTGGAAATACACCAGCTCCATATGTTCCACTGTATGTCATCGAAAAATCAGAGGCTGCATGGCTTACTTCTTCATAAACACCATCAACATATCTTCTATCGATCTCAAGATCTTCATCGTAATACCCCGTGTCATTTACTAGAGGTGAATGCGCTGCTTCAAAGGCTGCTTGATTTTCGAATATGCCCTTAAATGCTAAAGGCTCAATATTTGGAACTATTGAAACATCTCCATCTCCATTTTGAATTGGATTTTGAACAACCTCATAACCCACAAGTATCTCTTCTTTAGTTGGATCAAAAAGTTCAACACCAACCCAATCTCCCAATCGATGATCGAATGCTATAAAGGTATTCGACGTTGCTAAATTTTTAGTAATATTCGCCATTATTGCTATTTATAGTTTACACACCTAAGTAGTTGTGGTATAATAATATATGAAATCAATCAAACAGAGACAGTTCTCTAAAGTGTTGGTGTATAATGCTATATACATTTAATGAATCTAGTTTATCAACTTGATCATAATTTTTCAATTTTCTAGCAGCTTTTAATTAAAAGTGCACAAGTAGTTGATAACCAGCCAGATATACCTATGTACTTTTAAGCACCGATATGGTATAATAGATCTAGATAACCAACTAATACGGAACATAAAAACTATGACAAATACACTCACTCAGACTCTCGGCGTCAAGCTCGTCCTCAACACTCAATATATGGAGAATTACTCCGCTCACGATTGGGACGGCAAGGGCGAATGCCCTCAGCACTGGAAGCCAAAAGGTGGCTCCACATACGTCGTGACTGATGAGTCACTTCTCTCCTCGCCTGAGTCTCTCGAAGAGATCCGCGGCATGATTGAACACTCTGACGAATACTCTTCGGTGGTTGTTCGAGGAGAGTCCACTGTGAGCGCAGACACCACAGTCTGTGAGGATTGGGAGACTCTTAACGAGATCTATCGTGCTGAAGATGGCACATATCGTGTGAAGAGCGTGACTGACAATCGCGACCACGGTTCAATGCGCCACCAAATCGCGTTCAAAACCGCTGACAGACCACTTAGTGGCGACGGCGATTTCTCTGTTGAGTATGAACTCACAAATGGTCGAGTTGCTCACAGCGACGAACAGCTCAGAGTAGAGCTCACCAACATGGGGGTAAAATTTTAATATGAAACTATACACTGCACTCTTCATAGTTCTTAGCAGCACTGCATTCTCTTATTCAGATCGTGATGTAGTTGCATCTACTCTGATCCTCGAAGCAGGAGGAGAA